TGATATGGTCGATAATGATTTCGACTATGGACAGGCTGATGCTGACTAGTAGGGGCTGGGGATTGGTAAAACAATCTCCCACACCCTTTTTTCAGAACAATCCTACGTAACAGCTCAAATAGGCTGTTTTAATATATAGCGTTATTAACAAAAAACAAAAGGGAAACCGAATTACAGATGGAACACAAAGCTCAAGTATAGGTGAGAAGTAGTCCTATACAAGTAAATAATGTTTTAAATTATCAAAATTATGAACATTTTAGAGAAATTGTTGGGTAAAGCATACCCAAAACTTGGGTCAGCAGTTTGCGCTGACGGTAACAGAACGATCGTAACAGTGTCTCGTACATTGTCTCCAGATCATGTTGATTTGGACTCTCCTAGTTATGTGGAGACTAAGTTCAAGAAACACATTCCAATCTTGACATCTATTGACGTTGAACTGGACGCCGTAACAGAGGAGCAGACCATCAAAGTGACGGTTGAAGTTGATGGTAAATTCAACAGCATCGATGACTTGAGAAATCTTGCATTTATCGCTAGAGGAATTAGTGAGGTCGCAGAAGACAGACTTAGTGAGCCTAATGTAATTAAGGCTATTGGTCTGGATTGTAAATCATTCATTTGTACAGACAATGAATCAGAAGAAACACAAGCAGACGCATAACCAGGCGGTTAAGCCACAGTCAGCAAAAGGGAAACCTGATGCTGAATATCTTAACTACAAGGTAGTTGCTAAGGAGGGAGGATCTACAATGATCCTCTCTTCTGGGTTAAGTAAAGTCAATGCCAAATCTTTGGAAAACACTTTGAATAGTTATATTAACAACAAAAATTCAAATGTTCCAGGAGCTGGTAAGACAAATGTTAAATTCATAATAATTCATTAAGTATGTTGAATGTTACTATTCAGAATGATGGAAAGATCAAAACATTAAAGTATGACGACAAATCTTTGTGAAAAACCAGACAATCATGGAGCTGGTTGGGTTATAGCCGTAGTTATAATAACTATGCTTTTATTCGTTACTGCAAAGTGTCAGGCGCAACAAAAAGCTGTGATTGATACTATGACGTGTAAGGTTGAATGTATTAAGCAAATAGTACAAAAACCTAGTGTTAACGGTAAAACCGTTAAGTATATGGCTGTATATGTTGATAAATCAGCAGGATTCTCAGAGATTATTCCAATCTCAAAGAGTGTTGTTGACTATATTAGCACATGCAAGCAATTCTCTATTGAGCCTACACTTGGCATTAGGTTAAGAAATGGTGTAATTACATCTATCGTTAGGTATAAAATTAAATTTGTACACAAATGAAGTTTAGTAAAGGAGATGTAGTGTGCCGAGTATTACCTAGTGGCATAATGATAGGTAGCTCTATGGTTGTAGTCGAGAGCATTGGCGGTGTATGTACAACTGTCAGAGATGTATCAACTGGAAAATACTATATATATAGGTCTGAACATCTGGAAAAAGAAGGAGAAACAACAAAGATTATGATTAGTGAAGGTGATATGAATAAAATCGACACAATGAAAGGTGTTGGTACGTTCTATCATATCGTATCACCTGTATATGATAAGCTATATGCTAATCCATCAAAATTTGTATGTTTTATACTAGCTAACAAGGGTAAGACCATACATAGAGTATTTAAACTTGGAGAAGTATCTAGAGTGCTTCGAAAAGTTGATGAAATTCGTAAAGGATACGAAATGGTTCCAGTTAAGCAACCGATGTACAAGTTACAATTAATAGGTGAACTATGAGTAAAAATCTTAGTCCTGGCAGAATCTATAAAATAAATGGCATTGTTGTTAGGGCTAAACGTCAATACAATTGCAATGGGTGTATCTTTAACAATCCTTTCTCTTGTCCAAGAGTAAACGATTTAAAGAATTTAAACGAAGAATCACCATCATGCATTGAAGACGGAATAATTTTTATTAGTCCTTAATTATGGCAAAACGTAGAAAAAACGGACAAATGTCTGACGAAGAATTAGAAGTTAGACGTCATCATGCTTCATTGCGTAGACTTAAATCGCACTGTAGCAATTCAAATGTAGTTTTAAAGAACTACGAGTCTGCAAATCCTGATGATATGTGTGTATTATCATTAGAAGATGTAGATTTGGGATCAAGAAAGAGTTATTTAACAACAGATAACGATTCATGGTTTGTCAGCGAAGACGACTATGATGAGATATCACAAATAGCATTATATCTATGAAAAGAGAATATGCAGAACTATTCGTAGCAATAGTGTTAATAATTATTTCAGCGTTCCCGTTGTTTGATATACTATCCAACATAGATAGCACAATTAATGTCAGCGCTTTTTCGCTAGCAATAATAGTTATTATGTTGATAGTAATTTTGTTCTCCAGTCTCATATATTTTATATCTTACTGGACGGAAAAATTTAACTAAGTTGCATTTCAAGGGGGCGGGTTATACCGTCCCCGAGATTTATTAGGTTAGAGGCCTACATAACAGTTCAAGTCTGTATAAAATCACAAATGGGTACCAAACAACTCCCTACAACTCTATTAAATAGCGTAATTACCTTAAAATTAATCATTTGGGTTAGAAAGAAAAAGAACGTTAGATAGTAGGAGACAATGGAATGGTTTAAATATAACCAGTGAAAATTGCCCATATTTGGACTTGTAGCTCAGCGGTTAGAGCAACAGACTCATAATCTGGAGGTCCTAGGTTCAAACCCTAGCTGGTCCACAATTTACAATTATTAGGAGAGTAAGAGGAGATGTGTTTCATACTGGTGTTCATGTCGTTGGTGGAGGAGTATAGTCAAAAGCCAGGACTATACAAGAATATTCTCTCCTAATTCGATACATTAGCTCAGTTGGTAGAGCAATAGATTTTTAATCTATGGGTCATGGGTTCGAGTCCCATATGTATCACAATAGATGATTCCGTGAATCTTTAAAACCCGGATAGTTAACATTTGTTGAATCTCTAATAAATTATCAAAATGAAGAGATTATTCGAAAAGCTTAGCATGTGCTTAATCATGCTTATTGTAGCTGCCACAGTGTCATCATGTGACTATGTGAAGCAGACGAAGAGTGAGATCAAACACGATGACTCACTCATGGTGTCAAAAATGATGCAGGATATTGATAATCCTACATTTACCGGCTGTTCTGACGTTATAGAGTTTCAGAGATCGGAAGGTCAATGGAGACATCAGGACTCAGTATTCTTCAGTATACCTGAAAAGGTTATGCGTGATGTGGTATCAGTCTTAGAAAAATCTGGGAAACCATTGACTAAGATGAGTATATCGAACGAGTTCGAGATGAACAAGCATGTGTATCTGAATCTTCCTGATAAACAGGATCAATACAGTGCAGCCGCTCCTCCTGATATCCCCAACGTGGAAATGGTTGACACCATTATCGACGGTAAGCATGTACAGATCGTGCAATCCTCCAGTACAAACATAACGACAAAGGAGGATTAGCTATGAAGCGGTACATTATTATCTCTTATGACGGTGCTAATTTAAGTGCATCAGAAGTTATGGCAATAGCTTCACAGCTGAACACAGTTAAGCCCGACGTTAAAGATGTGCATGCATCTACAATGGATGAAACGGAAGTTAATTCCATTATTATCGGCCATGTAGAAGCCAAGAACGCTACAGAACTTTCTGTTGTGGAATCTGCGTGCATCTACGTGAAAAGAAGATTTGGCAAGTTTTTCTGCTCCAAGATGAAGCTGTTGCTTGCATTATCAGAGGCTATAACTAATGAGTCTGACAATGAATCTCTTACAAATGCTATCAGAGTTATGTCTGGTGGTGTAAGTAAGAGAATGCGTGATTCTTACGGTATTTCTACCGATGTTATTTGTGTATTTAAAACAGTTCAAGATAACATGTAATTATGTGCAGAACACAACGTAATACTAAGAAAGTGTATCATCAGCGTCACGCAGAAGCCAAAGCAAAGGCATATAAGCGTGACAAGTTTAAAAACAAGCTAAATCCTTTAGACTATGTGGAAGATCCCAGTGTATACGATCAAGGGCAAAGCAAAGGGTAAGAATACAAAAACATTGGTATTCGAATCCAAGTACCCTAGCGAGGATCAGGCTAAAGATGCCAGATTCGCACTCATTCATTTGGCTAACTGCTCTCACGACGCTCCATGCGATATCACCATTAATAACAATGGCGCAGTATTCATTAAGAATCCATCCTGGAGTGTGGGAGAAGTAACAATATGTTAATTAATTTTATTTACAAACATTTAAAACATTATCAAAATGGCAAAAGCAGAAACAAAAGGCGCTGCTAAAGAGCAGCAGAATGTGTCAGCAGACAACGTAGTAGAGAAGTTGACGAAGGGTAACCTCGTCACAGACATCGCAGACAAGGCGGCAGAAGAAATCCGCCAGGATGAGGAGAAACGCAAGATCTCCCAGGTCAAAGAAATCGTCAAGTGTGCTGACTTCCTTAGAATCAAGGAACTTCTCAACGTCCGTAAGGACCGTGCGAAGGCAAAGATCACTCTCGACATTCTGAAGAAGCGTACAGAATTGTTGGCTCGTCTTCTGGGCAAGCAGGAGGATGGTACCGCCGTTCCTGACGATCAGAAGATTACTCCAAATCAGTTCCGTGAACTTTCGCAGAAGATCGATGAGGATCAGCGTAAGCAGATGAACGATCTGAACGATGAGTACGAAAAGCACGACGGTGAGTTGCGCAATAAGTACCCTAACTGCTGGAATTATGGCAAGTACCTGTTCGATCGTTTTTAATTCTTCTTCTAGTACAAGTATCTTCGTATCACGTACATAGATTCTCAGGTACCAATGGGATTTGTAGAACGGTAAAGGAATCTTAGAATGAATTAACATTCTCATCAAGTATCTTCGTATCACGATGAGAAGAAGAGATGTGAACCCACACAATAAATTGGGACAGTAGATCAAACAATATGTTTTGTGCGTATCATTGTATCGGGGAGACTCAGGTAAAGAATGAAAAAGTATTTACTAGAACCCTGCAAAATGTATCAAAAATGCTGAATATAGCCCTCTAAGTATCTTCGTATCATGAGGATTCCTATATATTTTTAGCCATGTTTTAATGCGTTCTGAGGCAGAGTATGTCACCAAGTGGAGTAATTAACCACGAGCGTCGCAAAAATGTCTTAGAGCGCACCTAAAGCGGCTTAAATCGAATGTTCTGACTGATCATCGGAACATTTACAAGAATGTACAGTGTGTATGAAATAATCTGGCAAGACCGGCGTTCGACTCGCCGCATGTCCACCAACAAATATAATATGGGCATGTTCTGGCTTTGATTGTCAGAGGAGATAAATACATTAAGCACTATACTATAAATTAAACGGCAATGTAAATAACATTGTAGACTATACTAACGTAGCGTAAGTTTAGTCTAGGTGTTTCCTACCAAAGTGGAGAGAAGGCTGAAGCTGGTAGCGCGTGGACTCATTTGAGTGTACGAACTGGGTTCGACCCCCGGGGCCTTCCTATTAGTTATGACAAAGGGATATAAAGCGATGATAAAGGACAGGTGTCCTCATGTCGTCAACCTCGCATTCAAATGGTGTACAGAGTTTGGCAGATTATCTAATATAGGTAAGAAGCCACACGAAAGAATTAAGTATGCCGTAAAAACGCGATGGATAGACCGTGTATACCAAGAAAATGTAGCAATCTATAACACTGGAAGAGGAATACCTCGAACAGATGAAAAGAATGCATCATTAAGAAAAGCTCTTGGAATACATGAGGGGTCTCAAAATTTTAATTTTGCAGACTCTATAAATTTGGATGGCATCAACAAAGTATTTAACTCTGGAGAACGAGCATTTTGGATATGGGTTAATAGCTGGGTAGTATGGTTTCAAGAGAACTATAAATACCTAGAAAACTATTATAACATATCATGTAAATGTGGCAATATGGCTTTATTTGATAACGCATTGTCAGAAAAAGCTAGTTTTCTAGATGAGTATTTTGAAGATTTCTCTAAGTTTATTAAGAAAACATTTAATTAAACAAAATAAAAATGGAGTATTTCCCTAAAATGCTAATTTACAGAGCTAGTCTGTTAGGCTATAAAGAAGAAGGTATAGAAAATGTGATTAACTGGTTCCATAATAACCTTAAAAAAGGCTTTACTTATGAACCACATATATTCTGTGCAGGAGATAGCCTAGACGAAAATTGTTTGTACGAATACTGTTGTAATGAACAGTTACGTAGAGTTGGTGATTGGATTATGAAAACAATGATCCTAAGCAGCCCTATGAAGTTCAAAACACTTACAACTCGTATGCGTATTGGTTCAGGACTACTTGAAAAGGTAGAAATGAAAACAGGAGGAAAGGATTTGAAAATAATTCTTTTCAACAATTTCGTCAACAACGTTTGGTCGTTATACCGTCAGAAGATGGTGTACGATCTTCCGTTTTATCAGGAGTAGGGTGAGAGAGATCTCCCCTACCCCACAATATGGAGTATCAGCGTATCACTCAATCTGAGATTGAGACCATAAAAGAAGCTCAAAAGGGAAATGAGCTAGCGTTTAATAAATTGTTTAACCGTTACAAAGAGTTCGTTGACAACGTGCTCTTTTGTTACGTGAATGACATGGATGAAGCTAAAGATCTTACAAATGTTGTATTTCTTAAGGTTCACCAAAAACTCTCGACGTTCACAGACTATTCGTCTTTTGGCGGATGGCTGAGAATTATAGCTAATCGAACAGCTATAGATTATCTACGAAAAGTAAAGGAGAAATCCATGGAATTAGGAGAAGACTCAGGACGACTACCTGTCGAATTAACTAATTCTTCAGAAGAAGAAGATCTTGTCAATCTTCTTGAGTATGAATCTCTTCTAAAGGAATTTGAAAAACTCCCAAAGAAGACACAGAAGATTTTTAATTTATTTTACGTAGAAGATCTTACAGTTGATGAAATTAGCAAAGTGCTGAAAATTCCTACAGGCACTATAAAAGCTGCGTTAAGTCGCACTCGTAGGAAAATTAAAAATAACTTAAAAGTTTAACAAAAATGACTTCACTTTTATTATTGATTCTCTCGATTTTTGTAGCTCTTGGTTTCGCAAGATACAATAAGAGTAACAAGTTGTTCTGGATCATTCTCGTAAGTCTCTTGCTCGGTTTTACCGGTAAGAGTATGGTCAACTATGCCTTTGTTGACCATAAAAGTGAAGCCAGTACAGTTAAATCTTCTGCAAATCCCATGCTGGCACCGACGTGCTCATTTCAGGCTTTGGAACCCTCAGAGGGCGCTGGTACATGTGCTGAGACAAAACCGGCAGGTAAGGATACAATTGTAGTAGATACTGTTACTGTGCTTAACTTAGGTGAAGACGAGCATATTAACGTGCTCACTAAACCTCCACGAGATTGGTTAAAAACGAACTTCATATTCGACACAAGTTGAATTTAAGTTAGTTGCCCAGAAAAGTATTAATTAATTTTAGTAAATAACATTTAAAAACATTATCAAAATGGCAAAAAAGAATGGAAAGGGCAATGTAAAAGTTGCTCAGAATAATAACAATGGTGGTAACAATGCAAATGCAGCTGTTGATGCTGCAGCTATGCTCACAACAACAGGTGGGTCAAGCATGGATCGTAACCACCAGGTAGATTTGTTAAAGATGGCTCACGATCGCTTCTTCTTGGATGAGAAGGCTGCTGAGCATACTGGTTTCCCACAAGGAACTATCGACAAACTCAACCACATTAATGCCCTCGGTATCGCTGTATGCGTATGTAACGAGGTCAAGTATGGTACCAGCGATTTCGCTGTTGTAATCCGCAAGTCTGCGCTCCCAGAGCTTACTGAAGCCTTGAAGGAGATCGGCGTAAGCTTTGATGATACAAAGCTCTTGCCTTCAAAAGACGATGCTGAAGCAATTGAGGTTACCGCCAAAGCTGTAACAGTATCTGAGAAGACTGCAAAGAGTCTTGACAAGGATGCTAAGGCTCGTGCTGCAACAGCAGGTAAAGTTTTTGATCCTACAAAGATCAAGGACGAAGAAGAGCTCAAGGAAGCTTTGTCTGGCTTCTTGGCTATGAATCGTGATTCTAAGCTGATGGATAGCATCATGCAGTGTGTGAACTTCTATAACGCATATCGCTCTATTCAGGCTAAGCGTACTATCGAGTCTGCTGAGAAGACACTCAAGGAGACTAAGGACAAAGAGTATAAGGCTAACGCTGAGAAGGCTCTTGCTTCTGCAAAGAATGATCTTGAGCGCATCAAGAACATGAACTTCCATGATACGTTTCGCAAGATTGTTGAGCTTACGGGTCGTGTCGGAACGCTTACTTATGGAATTGGTGCTCACTTCTTCAATGTTACCGCTACGTCAGGATCTCCTGTGTCTGCGTTCTGTGAGCTTCGCGACCATTCTACTGACAAGAACACCGGCGTATGCAAGTATACCGATGATCAGATTGCAGACGCTGTAAAGTGTCTCGTAATCATTGGTGCAGACGATGTTCGCTCAAAGAGCAAAGCTTTGCTCGAAGCAGAGAACAAGCTGCCAGAAAAGGATCGTGTCAAGGAGCACATTGATGCAGCTAACAAGAATATCGCATTTGCCGACAAGGCTACTGCAGCAGTTCTCGCAGCACCTGGTAGCTTCGTTGAGGGCTTGAAGCAGGGATTCTTGGATGGTAACAACTTCGCAAAGAAGACTGTTATCGCCATTAAGCGTGCATACTATCGTGAAGTATCTCCTGAGATGATGGCTAAGGTTAAGTCTGATTCTATGCTGGATAACGCTACACAGTATGCAGGTATCATCTCTAATCTGTTCCGTAATCCTTCTGATCCACTCGTAGGTTATGCCAAGGAGAATATCGTCGACTTGGAGTTCAAGACAGATGAGGAGATCAAGGCTGAGGAAGAGGCTGTTGCCAAGGCTGCTAAGGAAGCAGCTGATAAGAAGGCAGCCGAGGATAAGAAAAAGGAAGCCAAAGGTAAAGCTAAGGCTCAGGTAAAAAAATAATACGGCCAATTAAGAGAACTGGTTCACAACTAGTTGGTCGCATTAAAAAAGCCTTTGACATCCAATGGCAAAGTGAACGCAAATAATTTAACTATCAAAGTATGAAAAAATTAGTGATCACGTTGTTAGGGGCAGCATTTCTTACTATTGGCATGAATATTGCCGATCTTAAGAATGTTCCTCTTCCAACGACAGTGCAAACAGTAGCAGCATCTACTGTGCAGCAACCAATGGACCATTTGTTTGGTCAGGTGAATCGTGCTAATCCTGATACAGTCCATGATACCGTTAGGGTAGAAAAGGCTGTACCTTGTAACCATAAACAGTTACCTGCAAAGGTAATTGTTAAACGCACCGTAATTAAGAAGACAGATACGTCGTATGTACCGCTTCTGTATATTGCGGAACCTGGAGATAAGGTCGACTCCACTAATCATGACTTTACCATTCGTAAGGGAGAGCTCCATGATTATATCCAAATCGCCTCTAATGTGCGTAAGTAAACATAAGAACCCTACGCACTATAATTAGGTAAGTACATATAGCAGGTCCCATTAGCCTGTGTACGAACATTAACTGGATCCGAGAATATGTTAACTCTGTCTTGCAGAGCGAGATCACTCAAAAGGTAGGATGAAATGTATCAAACATTGAAACAGTTTGATATAGGTAGGAGAAGCGTTGTATCAACTCCTAGAGATTACACAGCTGGACTTGTGAGAACCGTCTGGAGACAAGCTGGATGAGGTTGTGTAATCTAAAAACGCATAAGTCCCAAGAAGGGCATAATGAACCGTATCGTAATTATATGTGATAATACTAAGCATATACAAACGTTACACGAGACGAACTATATTGGTCCCCAGTAGGTGAACAGAATTGCATACATGGTATGGTGCATGGTGCTGGAAGAACCGAGGATATCCCAAACAATATAGAAGTATTATTAGCCGTAGGTAGTGTTTCTAGTG